CTCATTGACCCGCTCGACATGGACGAAACCAACGAAGTTGCCACTATCGCCAACGTGACTTCCACCTTCAATCAGTTCCAGAAAATCCCGGAAATGGACGCCTACATGTCTCAGAAGCTTGCGACCTTTGCCGCCGCAAACGGCCGCGTAGACAACACCGCACTGACTGCGGCAAACATCCTTACCCAGTGGGATGCGGCCATTGAAGCGATGGCAGACGCCCGCGTGAACCGTGATCGCGTTCGCGCCGTAATGACTCCTGCCACTTATAAGCTTCTTAAGGAAGCCGCCGGACTGACCCGCTTTGTTGATACTGGCGCAGGCTTCCGGGGCGTTGACCGCAATGTTGCACGCCTTGACGGTGTGGAAATCGTGGAAGTTCCTTCCGACATGATGAAGACGGCCTACACCTTTACCACTGGTTGGGCTGTTGGCACTGGCGCAAAGCAGATTAATTTCCTGCTTTACGATGACATGGCGATTGCCGCACCTGTGGTCTATGAGACTTCCATGATCAGCGCCCCTACTGCCGCCACGAAAGGCAAGTGGCTGTACTATGAGCGGTATTACTATGACGTCTTCCTGCTGACCAAACGTGCGGGCGGCGTGTTCGCGAACATCGAAGCTTAAGGGGGATCTGTATGGCAATCGTAGACTACAATTATTATTCCGTGACTTACGGCGGAGAACCGATTGCCGAAACGGATTTTAACCGGGCTGACGTAAAAGCCGAAAGAATCATCCGGCAGATTACACGCGGAAGGGCGGCGGAGGAGAACTTTGCCGCCCTTCCCGCTTTTGTCCAGTCGGCGGTTAAAGAGGCCATTTGCGCGCAGATTGAGTATTACGCGGAAGTGGGCACCGGCGTTTCCATCAACGGCGAAGCGGCCAGCGAATGGACCGTTGGAAAAGTCCATATAGGCGGAGGACGCCAGGACAGCGGACAGACAACCAGCGCGTCTACGATGGTCTGCGCCGCGGTCTATTCCGCCCTGGAGCAGACCGGGCTGTTGGATCCTTCGGTTCCGACGCTTGGCGAACCGCCGTTAGTTCCGTGGCCCTGGGGGGTGGTGTGATGCTTGCATCCATTCCACAGCGCATTCTGCGGGATACTGCAAAGTTCTTCGTCCCGGAGAGCATCGACAGGTACCAGGAAGCGACCGGCGAAACCTACACCGTGGAACATGTCCATTTGCAGGCTGATAATTCCACGCACAGGACGACGGACAACACGGAAGTAACTCTGCGGGGGATCCTTTTTGTGGACGCCCGCCGTTCCACTCCTGCGCTTGATTTCTGGGCATTACAGACGTCCGCGCAGGAGGCCGGGGGACAGATGACCGTAACGGTTACAAGCCGTTCCGGGGCCGTCACAGGCCCTTACACGGTGGCTGTTGTGGACGGTCTGCCGGACGACGAAGACAACCTGCATCATTGGGAACTGGGGTTAGTCTGATGGCGGTATCGGTAAAGCTTGATAAGGCCCATCTGGCCGCAAGGTTGGACAAGGGGAAAAAGTACTGCGGGCCAATCCTGGCACAGCAGATTCTGGATGATTGCCGGCCATTCACGCCGCACGACCAGGGCACGTTGGAGGATTCCGGACGGGTGGAGACCATCGACGGCTATTCCTGCGCGACCTGGAGCGCGGTGTATGCGGCATACCAGTATTACGGCTGTTGGCCGGACGGGTCGCACGTCGTAAAAAACCACGATACGTCTAAAAATGCCCGCGCAACCACGATGTGGGTGGAAGCCGCGAAAAAGGAATACGGCAAGGCGTGGGAACAAGTGGCACAAAACGAGTTCGTAAAGGGGGCTAACGCTTAATGTACGATGACATCTTACAGGCCGTTATTGACATGGCCGAAACGGCAAGCGGTGTGAAGATCGTCTTAGGCTCCCTTCCGCCGGATGAATCAATAGCCATGACCGGGCAGGCGTCGGAAGACACCATCTTCCTTGACATCGGCTCAAATGATCGCCTGATCGCTGTTTGTAACGGAAAAAGCGCAGAACAGAGAACAGTTGTACAGCGGTTAAACGCGATCCATACGGCGCTTACCCGGCGAAAAGACTTCCCCGAAACGGACCGATGGCAGATTTACGCCATAGAAACCATATCTTCCCCGCGCCTAATCGGGCGTGAAGCCAACAGACAATGGCTTTACGGTTCGTCCCTGGCCGTTAAGGTCAACATTAAAGGAGTTCACTAAATGTCTTATTTACTTACCCAGTACGGCATCGAACTGGAAATTGACACAAATCCGGGCGCGGCGGCTCATCCCTGGACGCCGGTTTGCGACGGCTTCAACAACATCACCGAAGCTTTAAACGAGCAGGTGCAGGAATATTATTTCCTGTGCGGTAAGGGCTTCGGCGCGGACTACGTTACCGGCATGCACCCGGCTATCACTTTAACCGGCGTGCGCAAGATCGGCGACGTGGCCCAGGATTATATTTTTGGCGCCCGTTACAACCTGATGGACGGCAGAAAAACGTTCCTCCGGCTGTCCGTGGCGAACGCGGACGGCACCGTTACGCGGTACACGAACAATGTGACCATGAAAGAGATTTCTTCCTTTGGCGGTGCTACCACGGACGGCGCGGCCGTATCCGTAACGTTTTCGTTTAATGGCCCTGCGACCGTCGAAGTGGTGGCGGCGTCGGAAAACCTGACGGTTACTTCTGCCGCGTCCACGCTGTCCGGCAAGACCGTTTTAACGGTTGTCCCGACCTTCCCGGACGCCGGGTGCAAGTACGTATATGCGTACGGCGACACGGCCCCGACGGCGACGGCAGGCGCCATGCTGACCGGCTGGAACGACCTTACCAACGGCGGAACGTATACCATTGCGTCCGGCCAGAAGGTGACCGTGGCCATGATCAACGTATCCACCTACAAGGTGGTCGGAAGCGGTACCGCAACCGTAGTGTCCGCAACTTAATTCATACGGCCCCTTGCCATCCGGCGGGGGGCCTTTTTTCGGAGGGAAGAAAGCATGTACAAGATCACACGGAAGGCCCACGTAAAAGAAGAACTGCAAATCTGCTATCCCGACGGAACGCCAGCGTTCGTCCTGCCTGTTGACTTAGACATGGACGTTTTAGGCGGAAAGGTCCGGGAAGCTATCGCCACCGTTGGACAGGCGCAGGAACGACTGAAGAAAGACCCGCAGGACGCGGAAGCCTTCGGAACGGCCTTGGTTGCGCTGTTTAATGTCCTGTTCGGTGAAGAAGGTACGGCGAAACTTCTTTCGTTTTATGAAAACAATTATCTGGAAATGCTGATTGACGTCTATCCGTTCATACAGTCTGAGATCATCCCGAAAGTGCAGGCGGCATCCATGGCGCGGAAAGAAAAGCTGTTGCAGTACGCGCCGAAGAAAAAAGGCTTCTTCCGGTGAGGATTTACGACCCGTACCCGGACACGGCCACCGCGAACGGCAGAACGTACCGTTTAAATCTGTCTTATGACAGAGTACTCCGGGCGATGGACGTCGCTGAAGACGCGGTTTTAACGCCGGTTGACCGTCTGGAAGTGCAGTTAAAACTGATGCTTCAGAATCCGAAGGACTGCCCGAAAACGGCAGACGAACAACAAGCGTTAATGGAATCAATCATTGCCCTTTTCCCGCAGGAAAAAAGCACGGGGCAACGGGCGATTGATTTTCATCAAGACGCGAGAATGATTCGGTCTGCCTTTTTGCGGATGGGCTACGACCTGACCCGCGATCATATGCACTTTTTCAAGTTCTGCGAGTTGCTGGCGGATATTCCGTCCGATACGGCATTAGCGCGGACGGTTGATATACGCCTGCGCCCTATTCCGAAGCCTACGAAGTACAACGGCGAACAGATACGGGCATTGCAGGAAGCGAAAGCCAAAGTGGCAATTAAGCTGTCGGCAGAGGATGCGCGTGAAAGCTTCATGACGGCTTTGAAACGGTCAACGGCGCTAAGAGGTTAATAATGGCTGAAGACGGTAAAATCATATACAAAGTAGAGGTAGACGACAGTCAGGCAGTCCCCGACGCGGAAAAGGCCGGGCAGAAGAT